ATAATAAAATATTTATTTTTAAAATAATCAGATACTACATTGATAGATATGACTCAAAATGATTTACTGGAAAGAATAGTAATTCACTTTTGAATTTTTTTACCAATGTTGTATTTCTGGACACCCTCTTATAATTACTTATTGTGAATGGGTTATTCACAATGAATAATTGACTTTGTCATCCAAAATATTTTGGATTTATATGTTATAAATGATTGTTTTAATCATCATTTTTGTGATAATTATTCTTTTGATTCAATGGAAACCAATTGAGCCATTTATTGATCAAACATCAATACCACAACCATATCCGGCGTCATTATCGTGGGATTTTAGGTCACCTAAAAGTAGTATTAAAAACTTTAATGAAATGACAGATTTACATCAGAATTACAATCATTTACAGGCTGTTAATAGTTCAATGATTGATAAGTACCAATCGTTGCCCAATTGGGTCTATCCTTACACCTATGTCAATCGTCGATTTGATCATATTTTATTGACCATTGTTCATAAAATGGAGAAAGATTTCAACATGAATGCCAGATTGCACGACAGGAATAACAAGGAATGGCGAACACAATATTCTTACAGTGTGACTCAGTGGGATAAGACGGACACACGTATTAAAAACGTCATTCTCGATGTTATTAGTGAGATCAATCGCCGATTTAACATGGATGTACCAATTGTGGGTTTTAATCGTGAGGAAATTAAACATCATTGGATTAATCAAGAAACGGTGATTATTAGTATTAATGTGCACAAAAAGTACACCGTTGAAGATATTAAATATTTTGATGCGGTTGATCCAAATATTAATGAACATCTCAAAATGACTTTTGACAAGAATATGATCATCTATATTGACGATATAGATCAATCCGGAGGATATCATCTGAAATATTTGAGATTTCCCAGTATTGATTATGAAAATGATGATGTATGGGATGATTTGTACTACATTAAGGACTTCGATAATTTATTCTATTTAGCTAGATCCAAGGATGAACTTTATCGAATGTTGTCAAACACTGAAGCACGTGATCTATATATCGCTAAACTTAAGAAAGACACAGATATTAAGAAATATAAATGTTTTACACCCAAATTAGATGCTCACTCTATGAGTAATCAACTTAGAGACAGTACAGATTGTGAATTAGCTAACGGTAAATGGGTTAAACAATGTGAACAGAATATTGAATGTCCATATTTCAGAAGTAACGAATACTACCCAAATGATTATGGTGGATGTAATAAAAAAACAGGTTATTGTGAAATGCCTGTCGGCGTGGATCCTTTGACTTTTAGAGATCCATCCAATCCACAGGATGCATATTGTTATAATTGTCAGAATGGTTTCTTGGGAGAGCAATCGATCGGTCAATGCTGTCAAGATCAAATACCATCACCAGATTATATGTTTTTGAATGATGTGTCTAAACGACGCCAAAATACTGAAATTTTGAAACAAAGCAATTTATTATGGGCTAAATTTCCTTAGGTGACCAAATTATTTATTGAATAATTCATCAAACGTTGGTCCATAATGATCATCCAGATGGTGTTCGCGTAATTGTTGCTCATCACATCGTCCATTAATACTCAAACAATTTGGATTATTTAAATATGTATACAGACCTGTAGCCATATAAAACTCCCTTGCACCCTCTTGGATTTGCATAGGTAAATTAAAATCGACTAAACTTGCAGTATTTAGAGCCTCTTCAATAAATGGATGTTGATTGATGATATTCATGTTTAATTTCATATTGTATAATAATTGGTAGATCGAATTACTTGACACGAAATCATTACCAAGCAGGTAGTATTTTAGACTAATTGTATTGATAAACCGAGTTTTTATGCTTGTTAATGGTTTTTTGACATCAGTTTTAAAAATATCTTCATTGAGAACTAAATTTGAGTAATAATTTTTTAATCTTTCTTTTTCAATGATTGTTTTGTAATAATATGGATATTCTTTATAAAAACTCTCTTCATCAAGATCCATATGATAAATATTTCCGTTATTATACTTGAGAATCTCCACGAAACGAGTCAATTTTTTGTTGATTAAGTTACTGATTGTTTTATCTGGATGTGACCGCGTAATGATAGCAACTTGTACATCTTTACCATAATGTTTATATAATTCATTAACGTCATAATAAGTCAAACAGACGTCAATATCAGCAGAGATTTTGTATTGTTGTAGAAGATCCATTGCTACAAAGTAATCACATTCATTTTTGTGCCCCACATTAACGGTTAACTTAGAGTTTTTCAATTCACCAAATTCATTGAGATTGACATCTGTTGACAAAATATTGACTGGTAATTTATATAATGCACTAATAAATCGAATATGATTGACGTCAATCGCTGCGAAAGCAGGTGTTAATTTATACAGTAGATTGTATAGTTCATTGGATCTTGATAACAATAATTGAATGGTATTATTATTTAGGTAAATATATCGATTCAAACTGTGGTCAACCATTGAAGTATTAATGTTAAATGGCATCATCTTCGCAATAGAGCCAATTAATTCAAATTCATTACCAAATAATTGAGCTTGATCGATACCAATAAAATGTGTCGGTTTGATTTGTTCAAAAAATTTTCTTGTAAAAGGTTCAATAATTATTGTTCGCTGTGCAGTATATGTGGCTATAATAACCATCACCACTAAAATAATGAAGATGATAAAAATAAATGAGTAGTTATCCATTTTATACAATATTCACAGAAAAGATTTACGTTTTACATTAACACAAAATTGAATGGTTATTTCATCATTCAATTGTCAAATAACTATATTTCCAATGCAACAAGGATGCACATTTGAGTTGACTGAAGGATCATTCTTATTTCGGCCGCTAAAGAAAACAATAATCTCTCTGTATCAGGATCGGTCATTTTCAAAATTATATTCTCAACGATCTGAAAACACGCGAATTTTATGTGGGTTACCAACTGTGCAACAATCAACAGTATGTGAATTACATAAATGTAATGTATCGGATTGTTATCAACCATCTGAGTATCTGAGTATCTGAGTATCTGAGTATCTGAGTATCTGAGTGATGGTGTGTTATCCAGATATTGTAAGAATCATTCTTGTCACTCTGGTAGTGTAATTGGCGGTCAGATATGTTATAATTTGTGTCTTAATTCAGATTTTTGTGAAATACATAAGTGTTGTGTCTGTCCACAACACATTGCGCTTAACGGAGAGAAATATTGTAAAGATCACTTGACAGACATAACATGCCGTGCAGAGAAATGTTCCATAAAAATCTCACACATTATTGTGATATACATGTGTGTTCACCTTGTCATAAGGAAATAAAATCAGATGGATCCAATTATTGCCACTGGTGTCAATGTGCTTATATGGGGGGTCAGTATCCACGTACGGATCAAAAAGTGTGATTTTGTGTGGATCATTGTGAGAAAATATGTTTGTATCAGAATTGTAATCAAGAGAACGTACAAGGACGTCAATATTGTGTTAACCATGAGTGTTCTTTTAAATTATGCAAGATTCATATCTATGAATATGATGACGAAGATGGTGGTTATCATTCGGATTTTGCCACAAACATGATCTACTCGACAATATATGTCATAAATATGGATTCACATTGTCAGATCAAGATTTCCTGGCAATTCTCAACCAAATGAAAAACCCTGAAAACTTACGAGAAAATGTTATGATGTCGATTGCAGAAGAGGCAAAACGTATCTGCAACCACTCACAGTAACTGTCATTTGTTCCAATTTAAAACCGTACTGTTTTGTGGCATAACAGACAAAGTCAAATTAGGTGACGATTATTTGTAAATAATCTTAATTCTAGAAGAGAATTTGTATAAGATTCTCTTCTAATATTATACATATATATACATATATATACATATGTTTATTGATCCATTTCGTACGACAGCAACTATATTCATCTTGGTTACTATTCTAACATTTTTGATGAAACCAAAGATATTTTTCGGACAAGATGAGCACGTTAAATCAACTCCAATAACATTGATCATATTCAATTACGGTGTAATATTGTTGACATATCTATTGATCGTTTGTGTAGATGTATTAATTCTGTCCAAACAGGAGTGATACTTCATGCAATAACTCTTCACATAACGAAATCATATCATGGGTTGCGTTAATGACTAATCCTAATGGTGTATTGTCTGCCACATAATCTCGGGGTATATCCAATTTACAACTAGTTGGTGTGCGGATGATTAATTCTATGAAATTATCTAATGGGTGGGTTTTTCTGTAACCACTAAAACATTCTAGCAATATCTGTAATTCCACTTTTTTATCGTCTTTCGATTCTCCTGGCAGACATAGTGCAATTAATTCTTTTAATTTTGCCAAACATGCACACTCTAAAATCAATCCTAATGTATGATCTTCACCCAAAATCTTAAATTTGGCGAAATTTGGTATTTTTTCATCATACTCCATTGATATTTTTGGGTTTTCATCAATTTTGCTGAAATCTTTGTAAATTTCTTCTAATTTTGACCTGAGTGCATCAATTCCCCGTCGAAGTACTTCAACGGATTCAAATTTATCAATAGATTCAATGACCATCATGATCGCTTGGGGTGTCTTCTTTTGATTGCCAAGATATGCCATTTGCTCGACATTTGACTCAACATCATCAGAATCAGGTGCCCACAGATTACCATCAAATACAACATATTTCTTATGATCGGATATATAGACAACATCACCTTTTTTCGGTTGATAGGCATCCCAATCAGCATCCTTTTTAGATTCATAAATCCAATTAGCTGTGTACTGATCCACTGTTTTTTCTGCAATATATCGAAGACCCGATTTATCAGGTTTATGTGAACCGATATCATCGATACTGACCACATCTTGTAACCTATTTTCATATAGGAGATCCATGTCTTTGGATGTCGCAAATTTGTACATGGTCACACAAGTGTGCCATATGGGATGTTGCGTTCCTGTGCCGTATGAGGGATACATTACGGCTAATATTTCTTCATTGGGATTCAATGTCATCAGTAAACTGTCAAACGGGCAAATCATACGATGTACATCTTCGTCAACTTCCTTAGAAAGGTAGTAAATTTTTAAGTGTTTTCGTATGGTAATTTTCATAATTTTTGAACTTGTATTTTTAAGGGATTGATCAGAATTTTCTGGGTTACATAAAATAAATTTTAGATCAACCGGATTCATCTGACTATACTCAATATATTGAGTATTGAGTGTAATGAACCCGAAGCGATCGATTAGAATTTCCTTGTGATATTGGGATGTGTTAATGATAATATCAATCGGGTGTTTCGTTGCATTGTCATCTGGTGCAAAAGCGAGATTTCTTATTTCTGATATAAATGCACGCCGTAAAGCATTAACAAATGATACATCTAAATCCTGGAACAGCAGAGGAAGGAACCTTCTCGGATCTATCTCTTCCTCTGCGCCAAATTTCCTGTACATCCGATTGATGTAAATATTAGGTGAATTCACATATTTGATGTATTTAGTCTCTGCCATGGATACTTTATTTATATTAAATAGAATATAAATAAATTATCAAATAAATCAATTTTTGTGTAACGTATTGATATGTTCTTGTGATTCATTAAACCCGTTAAGTGGATCTACTTCATTTCATTTCATTTCATTTCATTTCATTTCATTTCATTTCATTTCATTTCATTTCATTTCATTTCATTTCATACCACATAGACAGCTCATGTGAGATTTTCTTGTCTAATTTTGTAGCAAACATACATGTCATAAAAACCTTGTCCCTTCTCCCTATTATATATGTCAAGTCCATCAATCAAGTAATAGGTATTTCCGAAATAGCTCTTTTATCGTGTACGATAACGATTTTCATACTGATCACTGTATTGATTCGATATTGTCGCAAGGAATCTATTATTGTCAATTTGATGTAATAATTGAAAATAAGATACATAATCACCAGATCTTTTGTCTTCATCTGTTTGATAGATGAATTTTGTTTATCACAATACATTGCTCGAACAATATGACCAGTAGTTAGATGATTTCTGATTTCTTCATCCAATATGATACCACCCCAATTAGTGTCACTAATTGGGGTGACACCACGCAAAAGTTGGATCTGGTGTTGTCACATAGACACGATATATCTCCGAATATTTAATGATGCGAATATTGTGTCGAATTAACGGCGTTGTATACACTATTCCACCTTCATCATCAACTGAATAATAGACTGGTAAATCTACACCATCTTTATAATAAGTCAAAGCTTCCTGAATAAATTCACGGTTTGTTTGGATAACATCTGTTCGTGTTCTCATCTGGTACTTATTTGGATCATTTATTTGATCCAAATGTGTCTCTATCGCATCATATAAATGATTGATAAGATCTTCCCTAGCATGATAAAATTGTTTCTTGTATAAATGATGAGCATACAATTGCCACTTTTTTCAAGGTCAATGTTCGTTTCTAATGCTTCAATTAAGTGTTTAATTGCGAGTTTTTCGAACTTGTTGCTAATGTTCAAATTTTTACATTTCCCAGATAATACCATGTAAGATTCACATTATGAATATGTGGTCTAATGGGATTTTGTACTGGATTTTCTTCAGATTGTGGATATTTTCCTGGATTACTTTATTAGTTGACTTATACTGTTCCACCATGAATTTTTTGCGTACGCGTTTAATTTTTCTGATGATTTTAAATAAATGTTCTCCGCGATGTTCAGTTCTAACGATTTTGTCAGGAAGCAATCTCATCCCATCCTCAATAAGTTTAAGAAACGGTGACCCTTTTACGGTATGTAATGTGTATTGTTTCAGTATTACACCGACAACATCTCCAATTTTGATAGGGGGGGGTTATAACAACCGAATCCACATAAAGGAAAATGATAATTGTGACTCTCTTTCAATTCATTATAATTGTCATTGTCGTCAAATTTTATCCTATCATCCAATTTTTTGATAATTTTAAAGTTCATTTCTGATTTAATATAACCGTGATATTTTATGTATTTATAAATTCGGGTGATTACTGCCCATTCTGAACGGTAACGTAGGATTCAGTCCACCCCTATTACATTGGTTACCTTGATATGGCATTGATGGCATATTAAATGGTAAACTAGGATTCATTCCGGGTCTATTAGCTTGAATTCCCTGGTAGGGAATTTGCGGCATTTGTGGCATTTGTGACATTTGTGACATTTGTGGCATTTGTGACATTTGTGGCATTTGTGACATTTGTGGCATTTGTGACATTTGTGGCATAGCGAACGGTAGTTGTCTTCCCTGATTATATCCAGGTTGCTGTTGCAGAATTGATGGAGTAGTGAATGGATTCGGATTATATACTGGAGCATTCCCCATTCCATTCCCCATTCCATTCCCCATTCCATTCCCCATTCCATTACCTTGTCCTGGTGTATTATAAAAATTTTGTTGTTGTTGATCTTCTAAGCCACCAATTCTTTTAACCGGTTTTGGCACATCAGCATCCCGTTGTTGTCTTAATTGGCTCAGACGTTGTTCGAGTTGTCCAGAAATATCCTTTTTCATTTCACTTGCATCATCAAATGTCGTAATATGTGTATCATTTTTCAGGTTAGTGAATCCTTTATTTAAGGGATTATCTTTGTCAACAAATCCATGGTTGTAATCATTATTGAAAAATTGGTTGTAATCACTTGTCTTAAATTCTTCACCAAGATATGCATATTTCATGTCATCTGTTAATGAACCATAATCAAAACCATTCCCCTTCTCTTGGAAACTGTTATTTGTTAACCAACTAACTGCATCACCACCAAAAATTGGCCGATTGAATCCGGCTACGATAAGTACAGGTACCTTGTTTAATTGTTTAATTTTATCAGGTATCCTAATATTGGGGTCATTGACACATACTAACACAAATTGTCTCTTTAAATTTGGATTTTTCTCCAATTCTTGCATAAATTTGCGACTGTGCTCATCATTCGGATGAATACTATAGAAGAGTAGATTTTTATCTTTAATTGAACTCATGGTCTGCAATATACCATTTTATAATATATAAATTTTTATATTCTAACTTATCTCGATGTTCCATGATCGAAGAACATATGTTCCATGATTGAAGAACATATGTTCTTTAATTAAAGAACATATGTTCTTCAATTGATCTCAAAAGATTGTAAAAATGAATTGATTTGATTCAAATCAATAATATTTTATATCATCATGAGTAAATGTATTTGGGGTATCGTCAATACAGCTGTTGCAGCTGTAGCTATCTCTGCTGATGAGTTATATACTTCTGGGAATGATATTTATTTCAATTGTGTGATTGAATCAGCATCAATCAATAAACTGCAGAGGGAGATTATAACTGTAATAAAAATTACAAATATCCCACAAATGAAACGCCATCAATGTTTGAAAACAAAGTTCCCCCAAAATGAACATTAGAATCATCATTGATTCACCAGGTGGTGATGTTTATGAAGTGCTTAAATTTATTGACTTCATTGCTATTATCAAATCACAATATCCAGAGTTTCGTTATATTAGTTGTATCCATGGAACTGCATTTTCCGCATCTACTTTAATGGCAATTGTAGCGGATCACAGACAAATGACGGAAAATGCGTCAGCGATGATTCATCAAATATCACTATGGGATGGAGGTGTGATCAATTTCCTGAATCAACGAATGAAACATTACAATGATTTATATAATAAACTAGTTGACATATATGCTCAAAATAGCAAAAATGAACACGATTTTATCATTGATCTACTAACGCGCGAATCATGGTTTGATTCAACGAAATATTTGGAAATGGGGTTTATTAATCAGATTATATAAGTCTCATGATTATGATATTACTTTTGTATGTGTGTATGGATACAAAAGTAAAATATAATAAATATTTATGAAGAGTATCCTGGTACCCGGAGATCCTCGTCTTGCAAACAATAATTGAGATCACCATCCTTGCATACATATGTAGTTTTCCAACACCATTTCATAAAACTATCTCTGTCATTCGGAATAGTGGTTCCCGGTAATGTCACAAACTCTCTTTGAGAGTTCCTATTGTTCCAGACATCTTCGACATCTTTGTACAAATTATAATTGAAATATTTATCCCTTGATTCATTGGCTTGTTCATCATTATATGAACAAGCTGGTGGACGATTTGGATTATCTGTATAATCGGTGACTAAAACGTTCATGAACGGATTGGAAGGTGTGGGTAGTTGGCAGATGTCTCCAAATTCATTTACTTTGATCGGTGTATCTTTTTTAATCTTCAACTCATCTTTGATTTTATCCTCGAATTGTTCTTTGCTTGTGATTTGTTTTTTTTTCTCGTTGTAATTAATCACATATAAAATACTTGTCGTAACAATAGCAATAAAGAACACATTATAATTACGATATACAATAAACAGCAATATACTCAAATAAATGGAGAACCGAGTTATTGAATTGAGTTTTTCACTGTCATTCATATCGTTTGTTGGAAAAAATTCAATCAATCTATCTGGATTGAATAAGATTTTTGGGTCATCTGTCCAAAACATATCATTAATATGTTTCTTTTGTTCATCTTCATAAATTGATGATGTATTCATTTATATCATTTGTCTACATAATTTATTTTTTCTGTTTCATTCCTGTCGAATTTTTACTCATTTTTTTTAGTTTTTCTAACTCTACGTCTAATTCTTGTTCATCATTATCCTTAAATTGTGTCATCATTGATTGTAAATTATCTGCGAAACTATCTATATCCGTTACGCCCATTTGATTGAAATTTTCTTTAAGGGTATCTGTTAATTCTTTGATAGCATTTTGACACTGATGTAGTTGTTCTTCATTCGATTGTTTATCTGATGGTTGTGTACCGCTTGAATTATCCTCTCTATTCGCGAAATTTTCAGCCAATTTTTGGGTCAATTGCTCAAGGTCTGGCATACCCGGGATGCCCTTCAGTTTACCTAATATTTTAGAATTCATTGCTTTGGCTTGTTCCAATAATTCCTGTTCGGATAAACCTTTTTCCTTTAGGACATTAGTTAACTTATTACTGACTTTAGTTATAATTTCTTGTAATTTACCACTGTCTTGGTTGAATAACATGCTTATTGCTCTAATTGGGTCACTACCAATGTCACCAGAAAGTTTGATTTCTTTTGCAATCTCCATTGCAATTTGAGTAATGACATTGTTTTCATCAAACAAATCACTCAATGCACTCAAATCAAATCCACTCTGATTTTCTTTTTCTGTTTCAATTTGATTTAATTTTTCAGCATCAACCTTAATTTTTTTTTCATATTTCATATTTTGCAACAAATTATACACAATTTCCTGTTGTTTCTTCAATAATTCACTATATTTATCAGTCTCTTTGAGTACAAAAGTACCGATTAGATATAATGTTTGCAAATATTTCCAAATACTTTCTTTGGATCCGTCAGTCAATTCATTTTGGTTCCAGATGTGTTTGAAATCAATACCCTTCATTAACTGAATTGGTTTACCAGGATAATAATCTTCTTCTTCACTAAATAATCCTTCATCACAACTTGATACTTCCACATTATATTTCGAAATATATTGGACAAATTCAGCAATAAATTCAACTCTTTTATTCTGATCCACAAACGTTCGATAATATTTATAATATTTCGAAAATAATTTCTTTTCTGTGGGTGAGATAATTTTTAGTTTTTGGATAAATTCAACCAAATAATTGTTGAATTGGATTTGGTGTGTTTCAGTCATATAATACATGATATTATCAACAATGTTTTATATACCTAATTTATTCGATTAATCCCTCTTTTTTCAAATATTCACGGCGAGTTGTTAGCAAGGTACCACCGACCACTTTTTCCGCTAGGATTGATATGACTTGAATATATGTCCATAGGTTAATTTTGACAATGGGATTTAAATCATCCCAAAATTGTCGAATATGAGAAATAAATAAGACATCATGTTGATCAATATTTTCTATCTTTTGTGGTTCGGTAACGTTGGTTTCAACAATAGTTGACACTTGTCCCAAAAAAATTGTTTCGTCCCGTTTCAAAATATCATCCATATATGTGATTACACCATACTGATAAAATAATTCAATCGGTTTACGGACATTGACTTTTTTGAATTCCATTAATTTGTCATAATATTTATTCAATTCGATGATTTCATATTCTTTGTGAAGTTGGTTCAAAATAGTTGTTATTTTTTCCTTAAAATCACCGACTTGCTTGTAAAATTTACCAATATCGGTCAATTGTTGTGCTTTGGCAGACATATAGTTATAGTTTATTTATATTATTTTTATTTTAAACGCTTAGATTCTAAATAATTTAATTGACATCATCATTATGTTTTAATAATAAATAATAATATATATATATATATATATATATATATACATAACAGATGGCTGCACAAAGACCACGATTCAATAGATTTTTAATATCACATGGAAGCTTACGTATCGGATCATCTCAAATGAATTATGCATACTCGGGTCCGACCGTTACGTGTCCTGATAATATGAACATAGTCTTATTTCAGGATGTGGGAAGATACTCTTATTTTAACGAAATGGGATTAATAGAAAATTATATTATAAATTACGTTGAAGATCAACTTCATCCTACCGGTGGGCGTCAACCGAACCCTGAAGCCATAATGAATTTAGATAACACTGTATTAAGAATACCGTTAGAAAATGCCAAGGATTATATGTGTCAAATATATCAACCAAGGGAAAATAATGTGCCAAATATAATTTTTAGAGCATCAGATGACGATGTTCAATGTGGTGTGTATAAATTTAATAGTGAAAAAGCACCAATGACCAAAAATTGCACCAATTTTGATATATCACCCACTAATGGTGGGTATTGGCCCATATTTGACAATAACTATATGGATCATAACATAATGACTCAGTTGTGTGGGCAAATCAATACTACTCGATTATCTGGTGCACTCCCACATGTAACTCTTAATATCTATAACCAACCATTTTTTTCCTTAGAAAGTGTATGTCAGGTGATCGCTGGGCATCCTACGATACATTGTACACTCTATATATTGTCTTGTCAATCATATCTCTCGACACCGATTGACGAATTAAAACAAGCATCTACTTTGTTGGATGCGTCATTGACTGCCTGTTCTCAACGGTTAACGGCTTATTGGAGCAAACGGGAGTATATAAATATGATGGAGCAGATTCTTGTAGAAGCAATTAATGTTGGTGTCATACCAGAACATATAAGAGTTAATTTGGCGGCAACAAGAGATAAAGATCAGCAAGAATTCGCTGAATTACGTACCTGTTTGGATACTGTTGTAACTGAATTGGCACGTCATAATCAGATCAGAAAGACAGCCCATCAAGAGTTTGAAGATATGATTGCTAAAAATCCTGTTACACCTTTCTTGAGAGGGAGAAATGTAGTGGAAATCTGTACGAATGACGATGAACTTCTTCGGTTGATATGCAATAATCAGCAGATAATGGGCTATATGCTTCAATTATTCACAAAGATGCGAATAGGTGGAGGGAAAAAGATTTCAGTGGATATTAAACATTATAAAAAAATGATTGATCAAGGTGCCAATTGGAAGAGTATTGTTAACCAATTGAAGAAGGACTTTGTTTGAGCATAAGAAGAATATGTGTATACATAACATGGCAGCATACCCAATTCTCAATAGCACACGGATCTATATTCGTCGGAACAACTACACGTTCTATAATGTTCAAATATATCAGATAAAACATTATCTGTCCTGACAATAATGTTTCAAGATTAAGACTCCAAAATTGTAAATATATTTAAATTTAATCCAATACATGATACATGTAAGATGAAAATTTTGGTTACGGGAGGGACTGGTATGGTTGGTCAATATTTACAAAAATTATCAAAATCTATCCATCACATGAACGGATTTTTATCAGTTCCAAACAATATGATTTGACCAATTTTGATGACGTACAAAGATGTTTCTTGGAAACTAAACCAGATTATGTCATTCATTTGGCCGCTAATGTTGGTGGTTTATATAAACATCTCAACGAAAAAGTCGATATGTTCCGAAGTAATTTCCTAATGAATATTTATGTTGTTGACGCATGTCATCAATATAATGTGCAGCGTGCAGTATTTTGTCTCTCAACATGTATTTTCCCTGAAAATACGCCATCATTTCCGATGACCGAAGAAATGATCATGAGTGGACCACCCCATCCATCGAATGATAATTATGCTTATTCAAAGAGGATGTTATATCAACATTGTATGAATTATAACCAACAATATGGGCGACAATATCTATGTGTTGCACCTGTCAATTTATTCGGTAAGTAGGATAATTTTAATTTAAATGATAGTCATGTGATTCCCACCATTATTCATCGAATGTATTTGGCAAAACATGATCATAAATCACTTTGTTTACCGGGTACAGGTAAAGCAGTTAGACAATTCTTGTATGCAGGAGATTTTGCCAAAATTATTGTTGATGTATTGTTTAGATACACCGGATCACAAATGTTGATTTGTGCCAGCAATACAGAGATTTCAATTAGTGAATTGATTCGAAAATAAAGAAAATATGGAATTTTCAGGGGAAAATATATATGATACAAGTAAATCTGCTGGTATTTTTAAAAAGACCGCAAGTAATCAATATTTCACTTCTTGTTTCCCAGATTTTACATATAGTGAGTTTGATCAAAAATTAGCAGGTGTGATCAACTGGTTTTGTCAAGAGTATGAGCACAAATGTCCGAACTTAAAAGATTTATTATCTCCCCAAAATATTTAATTTACAGGTAAATTAAATATTTTGTTCCTTAAATAGATTGATTTTCAATGACAATGATGGTGGTGATGGTGGTGGTGATGGTGGTGGTGATGGTGGTGGTGATGGTCATTGTGTTTTGATTTGCAACAATATGCCCAACAAGGGGTGGATACAACACATTTTTCATATCTATACTGGCAGTTGCCAGTATGATAATCATATTTGCGGCGAACGACATCTGAATTACAAGAATTGACTCCACACATGTATGTATATATATGTATATATATATTGTGTGATATAATGATTTTGATTAATTTAATTAATTTTAGTGACCTTAATTTAAGAAACAGCAACATTTTCGGACAGATGTCCAGTAATCTCAATATCTCCACTTGATGTGACACCTTTAATCACTGTTTTTTGACTCTGGGAACCCAAATTATTACTATGTATTTCCGTTGAAATTTGTAATGGTTCTATATTGACAATTCCCAACAAAAATAAGATAAATGTGATGATACATAATGTATCTACCCACAGATCTGGCTTAGTGAAACTTCGGTAAATTAAAAGACATATGATTAATATGTGTACATAACATATGATATGGATATTCATGATAATTATATAAGTTCGCCAGAAAATTATGGAAAATTTATTTCATGTAACTATAATATAATTTAAATGACATCATTAGATCATTATTATGGGCAGAAAATAAGTGATCCGTCTGTACTCACAGCACCATCATTCAACCCAGAAAAATCGGTAAAATTTCAATGGGATGGTGAGGACCGTTTACGGGATGATCAATGCACTATTCATGTGAATGAAAAAGAGAGTCGGAAACCAGGTGAATATCAGTTATCTGGATATGATCCGACATATCAAAATGTGGGCGATTATACAAACATTGCAGAACATACTCGTACACACTTTCAAAAAGTATATAGGAATCCATATACATATGTTGATGATGAAAGCGCATTATTTTTGTCAGAATCGACTAATCCTCGATACATTAATCAGTTATATGCTAGGCCATACGCTGGATTTTTTTGCGGTCCGGGTATGCGTTCAATTGGTCACAAAGATTTGGAATCAGCCTTGCAACAGAGTTTACTGACTAATTTACGTCAAAAACCTTGCGAAACGAGCAGAGGTAAAACAGGGTTCAATTTCACATATTTACCAGAATATGGCAATCCACAGAGGGAACAATGTATCATCCCTCCTCCTATCCATCTCGGTGGATGGCAACGCGGTGGATTACCTACTCGCGATTTTGTTAGGAGAATTGATTACCAAAAAAGGTGTGCAAATCAGACAAATAACAAGACAATATATAAGTCATAATTCTGAGAATTTATTTCGTTGCATATACATATATGGATAATATCACTAAAATAATTCGAGAATTTACAATGAAACCTATTAGAAAAAATATTAGAGCATTAGCTATGGATGGGCAACCTCATGTGATCAAATATTTGCTCATTCATACATTCTATGACCTGTGTGAGGTTGAGTTTGTCTACGATAATAATTCAAAATTAGATCGATATTTATTTATTGACGTCAATAGAAAATTTATTCGAAATTATCCAAAAATGTTCCAGGAAATTTTCGCAATCCCCAGCGATATTGATCGAGATGTCCTGGCATTTATAATGAAAGATGCTATTTTGTCTCATATGTTTTTAAATTATCCTGCAAGGATCTATCAATATAGAAAATTTAATTATTAATAAATCAGATTCATTTCTGGAAATGAATCTGATTTATGGTATATATTTAGTGTCTTTGACAAATTTATTGTTCAAATAAACTAATTAGCTTTCTTCTAAAGGTATGTGAGTTCCACAAAGTCATTTTATAATGAACAGTACAAAGATAATTATCTCCTTCCTTGGAAATTATATATATATATTATATAATAATGTCACAGTGTGTCTGTCAAAATCAGTTGCCAATTCCAAACAACAATGCCCATATTATGCCAAATATCCACCTAATAAATCATTATTTTGTGGTTCTCATAGATCAGGTAACTGTCCGCACTTCGTTCCATCAAAAACCGCAATACCGGAACCCTTAGCAAAAAGCATACAGTTTCTGGGTTTAGCATGGATCCAGAACGGGAAATAGAAACTCATCCATGTGCCATCCTAGATTGTCAAAGTAAGATTCCAATTGGTCAAGAATATTGTTCGAAACATCAAAAATGATTAATGTTATCGAAGATGAATACAGTCACGGTAGGCCGAAGAATCAGCGCCAAATATCCGAAAAAGATGACTTGAATCGCGATAAAGCATTCGATTGGACCTTTTTGACGACTGTAGATGAATGGGATCAACGACATAAAATTGGCAGAAAAGATCGACAAAATCCGAGATGGATAAAGCCATGCATGAGTTCGAGAAGAATAACTATGTCTCCAATTGGGTGGAGAATGTGTCAACAATTAATAAGAACGGTTACCAATTACTTCTAATCCCGAAAGGTAGCTATGTTTATGTTGCGAGTCACCCTTATGAATTAGCAGGGCGCCATTATTTTGGGATTTTAGAAACTGCGACTAAGTACATAGTTAATCGCGATGTTGGTCGTAGTCAAAATCGAACGACAATTTTCATTTTACGTCATGGATGACATGTTTCTATTTGATGTTACATATCAACCAAATTTTGAGAAACTCAGGAAAGAATTTAAGAGCTCCAAGTTGCGGCAATATCCCGGGCATCAACGAGTTATGATTGACCGGGATATACCAGAATATATGGATGGTGATCTTATGAAGTGTGCATTTGATGACGGTTTAAAGAGATACAGTTATCCAGCATTTGACGATGCCACGATGTATTGGTTTTGCCGGAACTTAAATCTTGATGGATGGGGATATGTTCCAAAAACAGGAAAAAGTTGGCTGAAATTACTGTTTGTGATCCGACGCATAAGATGCGTATCTTACCTCCTGTTTTTATTACCAATCAGATGATAAACGTTTTGATCTCAAGATTGATGACAAGATAATCGCTCAATTTACATTAAGTCAAATCGAGGAAATGTTCGCCTGGTCGTATTTCTAAAGATCGAAATTGAATAAAAATAGTCACATTTAGCTATTAATAGTCCATCTAGTCTGGGTCCGCGGGTGTGCAAGAACCAACTGGACCAACTGGACCAACTGGACCAACTGGACCAACTGGACCAACTGGACCAACTGGACCAACTGGACCAACTGGACCAACTGGACCAACTG